AATTACGGTTTCTTGAAGAATGTCATTGGCTACCTTATCACGCCTTCGCAGTTGAGCGACTCTGAGATAACAAACATCGAAGCGTATTTTGTCGATAAAGGGGCAGCAGCGAGGAGTGCATTTGGGAGTGTGACGAACTTCACCAACGCATGGCGTGACTGCTCCCCACTCACCTCCTTCTCGCTGATTAACACTTCTTCGGGGACGAGCTTCGCTGAGACATGGTATAACTGTCTCTCCCTCACATCCTTCCCGCTGATCGACACTTCATCAGGGGAGAGCTTCTTTCGAGCATGGCGTTCCTGCTCATCTCTTACATCATTCCCAGCGATCAACACTTCATCGGGGACAAACTTCAATCAAGCATGGTATGGCTGCACATCCCTCACATCCTTCCCCTTAATCAACACTTCATCAGGGGCGCGATTCGAATACGCATGGTTTGGCTGCAACTCCCTCACCACGTTCCCATCAGGATTCTTCGATAGCTGGTCTCCCGCTTCTGTAAACAGCGCAGTCTTCAACCTCACATGGGACGGCTGCACATCCCTCACCGCTCAGTCTGTGGAAAACATCCTAACATCCCTCGATACCAGCGGAGTCTACGGAACCAACACAGGAGCAAGCGGAGGCACTCAGCTGGCAGACAACACAATCGACATCGACTACGATGGAACCACGTTGTCATCCGCAACCTCCACGGCAATCACCGGTCTCAAATCTAAGAATTGGGCCATCTCAATCAACTCAGTAATCCAGTAATATGCCCGAAGAAGACTACAGCGACGAACCACTCACTGAACTTGAACAGGATCAGTTGGACACCGGATGGTTATTTTTCCTTGCCTTACCGGAAGCCTACCCTGCCCTCTCTGGCTACGTTGACGAGAGCAGAGGTTATCCCATCGGCGGTGCTAAAGCCTCCACCCTGCGCGGTCTACCACCAGCCGAGGATCTCCAAGTGGCTAACGACGAAAGTGGTCGGCTAATGCTACGTCTTGAGACATGGAGAGTGACCTCGGATGACCTTGCTGCCCTTCAGCCTTATATCGACCAAGGAGTTCTGTCCATCGTGACCGAACAAGAATGGCTCGCGTTGGAACCCGAAGACGAAGACCTGTTGCCTGATCTTGACGACCTGTTGCCTGATCTTGACGACCTTGAACCAATCACACCATAATGATGACCGAAACCGCCCAACAAACATACACCCGCCTTGAGGGGGATCGTTATCAATACCTTGATCGCGCACGGGCATGCTCCAAGCTGACCCTTCCGTATGTCATGCCCGAGGAAGGCTTCGGTCCACACAGTCGCCTTGATACTCCCTTCAGTGGTGTTGGTTCCCGTGGTGTTAACAATCTTTCATCGAAGCTGCTCTTAGCTTTACTTCCCCCTAATGCTCCCTTCTTTCGCCTACAGGCTGACCAGCGTAAGCTAGCAGAAGAGGAGACCCCACCAGAACTCTTAAGTGAGATCGAATCATCCCTGCAAGCCCTTGAAGGTTTGGTTATGGATGAGGTAAGCCTCGGAGCCTATCGGGTAACAATCCACGAAGCTCTCAAGCATCTCATCATTACCGGCAACGCACTCCTGTATCTACCGGACAGCGGAGGACTCCGTGTGTTCCACCTTGATAGGTTTGTTGTTGAGAGAGACCCGATGGGGAACCTCCTTAAGATCGCTACAAAGGAAACCCTTGCATTCTCTACGCTTCCCGAAGAAGTCCAAGCGGCTCTTGTCCAAGGCGACCCCAACCTCGACACCGCCGAAAGCAAGCTCGATCTCTACACCTCATGCTGCCTGATCAAAGGATCGTGGCACATACGCCAAGACGTTAATGGTGTTAACATCCCTGGTGCTGGTGGTAAGGTTCCCAAGGATCGCAATCCGTTCATCCCCTTGCGACTTTCGAGGATTGACGGGGAGGCTTACGGGCGTGGGTTCGTTGAGGAATACCTCGGTGACATCCAGAGTCTTGAAGCGTTGACCAGAGCGATTGTCGAAGGATCAGCCGCAGCAGCCAAGGTGTTATTCCTTGTGAACCCCAACGGGACTACACGCGCACGGACGCTGGCTGAAAGCCCCAACGGTGCGATTGTTCAAGGGAGTGCAGCGGATGTCAGCACCTTACAGCTTGGTAAGTTCAACGACTTCCGCACGGCTCAAGTCACAGTAGAAGCCATCAAAGACCGTCTCGGTGGAGCATTCCTTCTGACATCCGGTGTGGTTCGACAGGCTGAACGTGTTACCGCCGAGGAGATCCGAATGCTTTCACAAGAGCTAGAGACTTCCCTTGGAGGTATGTATAGCCTCCTTGCCAGTGAGATGCAGTTGCCCTTGGTGACACGCATTATGATGGTGATGCAGAAGAAGAAGACGCTTCCTAAGCTGCCTAAAGACCTAGTGAAGCCTGTGATTGTTACAGGTGTAGAGGCTCTTGGTCGTGGTAACGATCTCTCTAAGCTTGATCTCTTCCTTGCTGGTGCTGCCCAAGTGGTTGGCCCACAGGCTATTGGACAGTTTGTTAATGTTGAAGACTACTTTAAAAGACGCGCTACCGCTCTCGGCATCAAGACTGAGGGACTCATCAAGAGTTCTGAACAGATGCAACAGGAGCAACAGATGGCGCAAATGCAAGCTCTCAGTGAGAAGCTCGGCCCCGCTGGCATTAAAGCCTTGAACGATCAGTCGTTAGCGGGTAACATGCCGGAGGTTGAACCACCTGAACAGTAATGGAATCCGTAACATACAACGACCCGACCCCCGAGGAGAATATCTCTTTGGAGCAGCAAGCCGCAATGCAAGAGGAAGCGCAAGAACAACGCGCCCAACAGCAGCCGCCACAACAACCCGAGGAAACCCCAACGGAAACACCACCGGAACGCCCTGAGTGGCTCCCCGAGAAGTTCGATAGCCCCGAGTCTATGGCTGAAGCCTACGGACAACTGGAGCAACGCTTCCACGATAACAACAACAACGAACAGTCCGAAGACAACTCGGAGGAAGCTGAAGCGACACCCGCAATGGGTGAGGTCGTGACAGCAGCATCTGACGAATACTACGAGAATGGGACGTTATCCGACTCAGCCTACCAGAGTCTTGAAGAAGCTGGCTTAAGCAGGGATGTTGTTGACACCTATGTCCAAGGTTTCGAGGCACTTCAAACCCAACAACAAGAGTCTCTTCAAGCGGAGATTGGTGGACCAGATAATTATGACGCTATGTCCGATTGGGCATCCACCGCTCTCACCGACCAAGAACAAACGGTCTACAACAGCACCGTAGAGAGTGGAGATCGTGATGCCGCTGCGATGGCTATCCGAGGTCTCTATGCTCGCTATGTAGCTGACGGAGGAGATCCTGTAGCTCTTGTCCAAGGAGGCACTGCTGGTAACGCTCTTGCGGTTCCCTTTGGATCTAGCTACGAGATGACTCAATCTATGGCTGACCCTCGTTATGACAACGACGAAGGCTACCGTAGAAGTGTTGAAGCTCGCATTGCCGTAACCCCATAACCCCCACAACAATATGTCTAACATCATTAACTACATCCTGGAGAACTCTACAGAACTCATCGGGATCGCTACCGCCATTGTGACAGCCGCTAGTGCTATCGCTGCGTTAACTCCTACACCCCAAGATGACACTTGGGTTGGTAAGGCTTACCGCATCGTGGACTGGCTCGCGTTGAACATCGGGCGAGCAAAGGACTAACACTTATAGCCGTGAAGTTGTCTCTACTACTCCTAAAACTACTTATATCATTCCCAAAAGTAGCAGAGGCACTTCGCGGTCTTTTAGACAGCTATGAAGAAGAGTTATACCGTCGTAGGCATAGCGACATGCGTGATGTTATTGATGACTGGATGCGCTCCGACTCTTCGTCCGACAAGGCTCCCCGAGTTTTTCGAGAAGCTGGATCAACATCAGTTCAGTCTCGAAGAGAAAAGAACATTGGGGGAGATACTTCACTACATCAACGACCTAGAGAACGATGCCCAGTAAACGAAAAGGATTGTCCCTTAGAAAAGAACACAAGTCCGAAAAAGGAGGACTGACTGAGAAAGGGAGAAAACACTACAACCAAAAGACAGGTAGTAATCTTAAGAGACCGCAACCAGAGGGAGGACCAAGGAAGCGGTCTTTTTGTGCGCGTATGTCAGGTGTTAAAGGACCGATGAAGGATTCTAAAGGTCG